GCGACGTCGGCTTCGGGACGCAGCTTTCCGAGGCGGGTGCCGGCCGCTTCACGCTGAACCGTCACGACCCGAAGGCGACGGCCGAGATCCTCGCGGACGGCAATCTGGTGAAGATCAAGGTCGGCGGAGTCTACCGCTTCGCCTACTGGATCGAAGAGCCGGAACAGGTCGACGTCTCGATGGCCGAGCAGAGCGGCGAGGATCGGAAGCTCCCCGGGCGCGGCGCACTCGCGGGCCTCGAGCGGGCCCGCGTCTATCCGCCGATCTGGCCGACGGCGGCGGGGATCTTTCGATCGGCGACCGTTCACGGCAACGGCGCCGGGGCGACCTACCTAGACGTCCCGAAGCCGGCCGGGGCGATCGCCTCCGATATCGCGATCGTCGTGATGACGTCGGCCATCCTCCGCCCGTCTTCCCAAGCTGGCTGGGCACGGATCCGGGACACCGCGAACGGGTCAATCCGGCAGACGACGTTCATGAGGCGTCTCGGCGCCGACGAGCCTCCGACGTGGCGGTTCACATGGACAGTCGCGACCGCGGCGATCGGCCAGGCGGTCGTCCTGGCGAACGCGACCGCGGACGTCACGCAGTACGCCATCGCGGAGGCCGTCGGAACCGGAACGGCGATCAAGCTCCCGTCGGTCAACGTCGGCGTCGTGGACGGTGTCCTCCTGTCATTCGCGGCGGCGGCCGCGGCGACGTTCATCACGCCCCCCGCCGGATGGTACGAGCGATCAGACTACGCGGGCATCGGGATGACCGCGGAGATCGCCACGTTCACGACGCCGCCGGTCGGTGATTCAGGCGATCAGTACGCCACGTCGGGCTCGAACGTCGACTGGATCGGGATGCAACTGTTCATCCCGTCGACCGGCTCGACCGAAGCCGTCTTCGCGGGTTCGACATTCGGCGGGATCCTCAAGACGCTAATCGACCAGGCGCAGGCGCGAGGCGCGCTCCCTTGGCTGACCTATGACTTCAGCGGGACGGTCGACTCGGGCAACCAGCCGTGGCCGGATACGTTCGAGCTCACGTTCCACATCGGGACCAGCCTCCTCGACGTCTGGCGGCACCTGGTCTCGCTCGGCCTCGAGGGTGGGATGACGCCGGAGCTCAAGCTCCGCGCGTTCGTCGATGCGTCGCGTCACTTCGAAGAGAGGGTCATCTTCCGGAAGGGCCGGCACTTCGTCGGTGACGTTTCGCGGGCAGCGCACTCGTCGGCGAGGGCGACGCGCGTCCTCGTGGAGGGTGCCGGCGGCCGCGTGATCGAGGTCGCGAACCCCGCCGCGGAAACGGATCTCCGGGTCGGTCGGCGCGAAGGGTTCGTCGAGATGACGACTTCCGACGATGCGACGACGATCCAGCGCGCTGGCGAGATCGCGCTCGCGGTCGCCGAGCTAGAGACCAAGGCGATCGATCTCGACGTCACGCACGGCACCCGGGCCGAGGGCCACTACGAGCCGTTCGAGCACTACCGGGACGGCGACTGGATCTCGATCGACACGGACGGGGACGGAACGCTCGAGGTCGTCCGGATCGTCGCGACAGAGCTCGAGAAGACGGAGGGCGGCTTCACCGTCAACCTCGACGCGAACAGCATCCAGATGGAGGCATCGCTCCGGCTGCAACGGAAGGTCGACGCGATCGCCGGCAGGGGCGGCGGGCTCGGCACCACTTTCGGCGGAGGGGGCGGCAGTGGTGGCGGCGGAGGAGGAGCATCCTCCGGCCTCGTCGCGGTCCGGCCCGGGGACACGGCAGGCTACCTCGCGGACAAGCTTGAGACCGACACGACGCTCACGAAGACGATCGTCGGTGAGATCAGTTCGCAGCGGCTCCGGCTGGCCGTCGCCCCTGGCGGCACCCACCCTAACCTCGCGACCCACGACGCGCTGGGCCTCGCGACCGATGCGGAGCTTGCATCACACGCGAGCGCCGGGCACGCGCCGACCACGGCCGACTACCTCGTCGGCACCGCCAGCGGCGCGCTCTCCGCGGAGATCGTCGTGGGCACCACGCCGGGCGGGGAACTGGGCGGGACGTGGGCCAGCCCGACGGTGGATGCGACGCACTCCGGGTCGGCGCACCTGGCGCTCGGCGCGACATCGAGCACCGCCGCGGCGGGGGATCATTCCCACGCCCTCCGCACGTTTACCTTCTTCGGAGGCTGATCAATGTCCATCGCCCTCGCCACCGGCGACACGATCACGGGAGTCGCGGGCTCCGCGACCGCGATCACCTACACGATCAGCGGCGACGAGATCGCGGCGGGAGCCGACGCGTTCAAGGTGCTCGCGCAGGGGCAGCTCCCCTCGTCGGTCGGGACCCTCTACACCGTCCCGGCCTCGACCGCGGCCATCGTCAAGACGATCCACCTGGCGAACATGACCGCCGGAACCGTGACCGCCCGGCTCAACGTCAAGGGCACGGCCGCGGCGCACGCAATCCTGCCGCCCATCTCCATTCTCGCGGGCGGCTTCGCCGTCTACGCGGACGACGGCTGGCGCGTGTACAACGATCAGGGCCAGCTCCTCTCCGTCGGCGCGACGGGCGCGACAGGCGCCGACGGCATGAGCTCGGCCGCGACGCCGGCGATCGTCCACGGAACTGCGGCCGCGATCGGTGCCGCTGCTACCGCCATCCGTTCGGACGCGACGATCGTGACGTTCGACGTCACGGCTCCGACGGACGTGGCAGCGGTAGCGGCGGTCGGCTCAGTGGCCCTCGCGGCCCACCGGGACCATGCCCACGGCGGGCTCGGCCTTCCGCTCGCGCTCACGGGTGCGATCGCGGCGACGCGCTACGTCGGCGGGACCGCGAGCGTAGCACCCACGACGGGCACCTTCGCAGTCGGCGACTTCGTGATCACGGCGATCGGCCACGTCTATATCTGCACCACCGCCGGGGCACCAGGGATCTGGACCGACATCTCCGGGGGTGTTGCGGACATCCTCGACCTGCCGACCACCGAGACGGTCACCACGAAGGTCCTCGCGCCAAACGGGACGGGAGGGGTCGAGTTTCGGACCGAGGCGGGTGGCGGTCAGGTCGGAACCATCAACGTCGTGATCGACGGGGGCGGCTCTGCGATCGCCACGGGTATCAAGGGTGATGTCCTGGTGGACTTCGCCTGCGTCGTCAATGCCTGGACGCTGCTCGCCGACCAGTCGGGGTCGATCGTGATCGACATCTGGAAGGATACCCTCGGCAACTTCCCGCCGACCGATGCCGACTCAATGTGCTCCGGCAAGGAGCCGACGATCACAACGGCCACGAACGCCACCGACACGTCGATCACGGACTGGACCACGGACGACATTGCGGACGGAGACATCCTCCGGTTCAATGTCGACTCCTGCACGACCATCACGCGGGTGACGCTCGCGCTCAAAGTGACGCGCGTCTGATGGCCACCTACGGGGCCAACTTCCTGACGGGCGGGACCGCCTCTGCATCCACTGACCGTGGCGGGACGACGTATGCGGCGAGCAAGGCCGTCGATGCCAACGAGAGCACCCGCTGGGCGACCAATGACAGCGCGTGGCCCGGCTGGTGGAAGTATGACCTCGGTGTCGGCGTCACCAAGGTCGCCCAGAAGCTCGGCTATGTGCTCAAATCGAGCGAAGCGACAAGGGGTTTCCAGCTCTTCGGGTCGAATGACGACAGCACCTGGACGACGCTCTACCAGGGCGAGGGAGCAAACAACCAGAACTGGCAGTACTACACGTTCCAGAACAACACGGCGTTCCGTTACTACAAGTTCCATGGGGCGCGGATGTGGGCTGGCGTCGTCATCTCGATCAGCGAGATCGGGCTGTACGAGCTCACGGAGGATACGGGCGTCACCCTGTCGGACTATTCACTGATCGGGCAGGGAACGATCACGTCGTCGGCTGATCGCGCTTCCTACCTGGATGACTATGCAGCCGACTGGTCCGACGGCTCCCGCTGGGCCACTCCCGACAACGTGACGACGGGCTGGTGGAAGTACGACCTCGGTGCGGGGCTCACCGGCATCCTGACGTCGTTCATGTTCCTCGCGGTTTCGTCCGAACGGCCCAACGCCTTCACCGTTCAGGCGTCGAACGACGGCACCAACTGGGACACGCTCTACACCGGAAACGGGGCCAACGTGAACACCTGGCAGACGTTCGCCATCTCCAACACGACGGCGTACCGCTACCACAAGATGGACGTGACCAGCGTCTACGCGGGCATCGTGGTCTCCGTCAGCGAGATACGGTTCTGGGAGGCCAAGACGTATTCTCCCCCGGCCGGTGGCGGCGCCTCGTTCCAGGCCGTATTCGTGATCTGAGATGGCCACCAGAGCGATCGTCGGGCCGGGCGGCGGGCTGAACGCAGGCCAGGGCGCACACCATCGCCGCCAGCATCGTCGGGTACGGGACCGGGATCGCCCAGCCGACGGCGATCGGCACGGTCCACGGGCGATCCGTCCGGCCGCCCCACCACACGAGCGCCGCGCTCATCGCGAGGCGCACCGGGAGGGGGATCGGCACCGTCCACAGCGGGAACACGTGATCGCGGCTGGCGAAGAGAAACGCGAACCAGTCCGCCCAGTCCGAAGAGCGGTAGGCGAACGATACCGCCGCGATGGCGGCCGTCACCCCGAGTGCGATGCCGAGGTTGCGCCACTCCCGGCGGGCCACGAACCAGACGAGGCCGACGCCCGGCGTCACCTTCGAGAGTAGGACGATCGACCAGAGCGCCGGCCAGCGCAGGCCGAACACGGCCACCGCGCCGAGCAGGACGTGGATGTTCCCGTGGGCGATGTCCGAGGCGATGAGCGTGAGTGGCTGGCCGATGCCGAACGCGAGGAAGGGAGCCGCGGCCACGAGTGCGAGCAGGGCCCAGCCGCGGATCGTCACGACGAGCACGGCGACGAGCCCGAGTTCCCAGAGCCCGGTGAAGAGGCGCTCAGGGAGGAGGCGGAACGGGATCAGCGCATCGGCGAACGCGGGCGAGTAGAGGAACGGCGACCGGCCGGATGACAGCCCCCAGTCACTCTGGTACAGGGCACCCGGCTGGGCCGCCCAGTAGGCGCCCGCATCGAACGCGAGCGGCGTCCGCCCGAGCATCTGCGCGAGGGCGATGGCGATGCCGAGCCCGAGGGCCGCCGCCATGAGCACCCGGTCGAGGGACCATCGTCCGGTGGCGGGGCCGTTTCGACTGCCCATCATGCTCCGACCTCCCTGCCGAGGATGCGATGCTAGCACATTGGGGGTTGACACGGTACATACGCGTGGTACATTCCGCACATGACGATCCCCGAAGCCGCCGCTTCCCTGGGCCTCTCCCCGAACACGCTGCACCACCAGATCAAGAACCGGACGCTCCGGGCGCACAAGATGGGCCGCAGTTGGTACGTCTCCCCCGAAGAGGTCGAGCGCTACCGCCGCGAGCACCGGCGGCCCGTCGAGGGGGTCGTCGCATGAGCGAGGTTGTGAGTACAGGAACTGGGTATTATCGGAAGTCAACCCACGGGCCGGCCCCTCGCAGGCTCGCGGAGGTAGCGGCCGCTATTATCAGTCGGTCCGTCTCGGACGGCAACTGCCTGATCTTCACCGGCTCGGTCCTGCCCAACGGCTACGGGCAGGTCTTGGCCCGCGGCTTGTCGCCGGCACCCCTGTACGTCCACCGGGTCATTTTCGCCCACCACAACGGGTGGTTCCCGGTCAGAGCCGTCGACGGCCAAGAAGTTTCCCATCTCTGCGGCCGGAAGGCGTGCGTGAACCCCGCGCACCTGGTCGCCGAGTCGCACGCTGCCAACATGGCCCGCATCCCCAGGAACCGAGGCGGGCGTCCCACCCTGTTCGACACGGAGGCCGTCGCCGCCGAGATCGAGCGGGACGGCATCTGGCCGGTGATCGTGCGCCACCGGATGAGCTATCAGCACGCCCTGCGCATCCGCGCTGGCTGGCGTCCCCAGAAACCGTACCGGCCCTCCCCCGCCGTCGCGACTTCCGACGCACGCGAGTTATGTTTGGAGGGCGCGGCGTCGTGAGCGACGTCTCCGCCCGCCAGCTCGTCGTCCTCGCCGCCCAGCTCCGCGCCGCCATCGCCATTCATGACCGCTGCGCCGAACTGATCCTCCGGGCCCGCCTGCACCCGACCTGCGCCACGTTCGACTGCACCCGCAGGGCTCGCCCGGATGGCCGGTTGTGCCAAGACCATTTCGAGCGGCTCGTGTACGGGCGGGTGCCGTCGTGAACGTGGATTGGCGGCTGCCCGGCATGGATGAAGAGCCTGAACCCGACGAGGCGCGGGTCGCCGTCCTCGCCTACTACAGGCAGCGGATCGCCGCGTTCGAGGGGACCGGCTACACGTGGACCAAAGCCCTCCTGAAGCGCGCCCGCGATGCCGAGCGTGACGACCCGGAGTGGCGCCCCGACCTCGGGCGGGCGCGATGAGCCGCCGGACCGCGTGCCCCGGCTGTGGCGAACCCCTGCCGGTCGGGTCCGGTCGCGGACGTCCGCGGCTGACGTGCTCCGTCGCTTGCCGCCGGGCCGTGTCACGAAATGCGGCTCCGCTGTCGGGTGTCACTCCTGCCGTTTCCGCGCCCCCTACCCCGCCGCGCGCGGCCCCTGTGGAATTCCGCGAGCCCACCCTGCCCCCCCGCCTGCCGCTGCCCATCGAGGTCCGCCACGTCCCCGGCGAACGCCTGTCCAACGGCCATCCATCCGGGCTCGGCGGGAGCACGACGTACCACGTCGGCGGGCGCTCTTTCGATAGACCGCGAGCGGCATTGGACTTCGCGGGCCGCTGACAACGCCGGCGAGCGCCGGAGAGGGAGAGGGACATGAGCGAGCACATCTGGTGGCGCGGCCCCGGCGAGCGTGTCGCCTGCGCCTTCGACAGCGGGCCGGGCTGGATGCGATCGGCGTGCGGCGACGTCCGCTGGAGCGTGATCCTGATCCGTGTCCGCGAGGGACACCGCGTGCGCCGCTGCCCGGCCTGCGTCGTGGCGCTGTTGACGGGCATCCCGGCGGGCCCGGCGATGGGCGAGGCCGAGGCGCGGGAGGCGTTCGGTGCCTAGCCTGTCCGCCGACCAACTGGCCGAACGCGGTCGCGGGATCGGCGCATCCGAAGCCGCCATGTGCCTCGGCATCTCACCCTTCGGCGGACCTGGCACGGTGCAGGCCCGCAAGCTCGGGATGGCAGAGCCCGATGAGCCGACATGGGCGATGCGCCTCGGCTCCATCTTCGAGGCTGCCATCGCCGAGGCTATCTCGGAACGGACCGGCTGGAAGCTGGCCGGATTCCACCGCACGATCTGGCACCCCAACGGCGTCATGTTCGCCACGCCCGACTTCCGCATCCTCGGGGAACGGGCCGGGCTGGAAGTCAAGAAGAGCGAGCGCGGCGAGGACTGGGGAGATGACGGCGACCCGTTCGGCGTTCCGGTCCATGTGCGCGTCCAGGTGCAGCACCAGATGGCGTGCGTCTCGTCGTGGGAGCGCGTGTGGGTCGGCTGCCTGCTCTACGGCCGGGACCTCCGGCTGTACCCGGTTCCGCGTGACACGGGACAGATCCGGCACCTCGAGGTCGCCCTGCCCGAGTGGTGGGAGCGGCATGTCGTCAACCGCGAACCGGTGGACCTCGATGGGTCGCCCGGCGCGGAGGCAGGCATCCGGGCGCTCTACCCGCGTCCGACCGAAGAGCCCCGCGCCGCCACCCCGGAAGAGGACTTGATCGCGCTCGAACTGCTGGAAGTCACGACCGCCAGCAAGGAAACCGAGATGCGCCGCGAGGTGCTTCGGCAGCGGCTCATGGCAGCCATTGGGCCGGCCGCCGCCGTCGCGGGCGAGCGATGGAAGGCGACGTTCGCCGAGCAGAGGGGTCGGGTCGACTACCGCGCGGCGGCTGAGGCACGCGGGCTCACGGAGCCCGAAGCAGAAACGTACCGGGGCGCTTCATTCCGGGTGCTCCGCGTTTCGGACACGGCCGCGAAGGCCGAGAGGGAGAGCGCAGCATGATGAGGACGACAGCGGCCCCGAAACCGACCCCCGACCCACAGGTGCTCGGCGCCCAGATGATCGCCCTCGTCGAGGGCCGCGGTCACCTAGCTGCGATCCTCGGCTCAGACTCGGCGACGGTCGAGCGGTTCAAGACCGTGGTGCTCTCGGCGGTCACGTCCAGTCCGAAGCTCTTGGAGGCCGATCCCGCGACGCTGGTGCAGGCGATTCGCGAGGCGGCCATGTGGAACCTCGAACCGGATGGCATCGACGCGAACATCATCCCGTACTGGAGCTCCAAGCGGAGCGTGTACGAGGCGGACTTCCAGGTCACGGCCCGGGGCTACGTCACGGTGCTCTACCGGAGCCCGCGGGTCCTGTTCGTGGACGCTGATCTCGTCTATGAGCATGACGTGTTCGAGTACGAGAAAGGCGCTGTCCCGCGACTCGTCCACAAGCCGCTCATCTTCGGCGACCGGGGCAAGCGGATCGGCGCCTACGCCCTTGTGCAGCTCGACACCGGATTCATGCGGCCCATCGTCCTCGACGAGAAGGCGATCACCGCTCGGCGCAAGCACTCCCGCGAGTCTGAGACCGGCACCTGGGCCGAGTGGCCCGACGAGATGGCCCGCAAGACTGCGCTCCGCGCCCTCATGTCGCTCGTGCCGATCGAGCGGGGCGTGAAGGCGGCGCTCGCGACGGAGGCCCGGAAGTACCCGGCCCTCGCCCCCGTTGCCCCGCTGCCGGAGATCACGGCCGGCCCGACGCCAGGCGTGCCCGCGATCGAGGCGGCCCGGGCCGCGTTCCTCCCGCTCCCGGAGCCGGCAGAAGAGGAACCCTACGAGCCGCCCACGACGGAGCCGACTCCCGACTCGCGGGCGGTCGTGCTCGACATCCCCGAGCCGCCGCCGCTGGTGGTCACCGACCGCCCGGACGGCATCCTCAACGCCGAAGAGGTCGCCGAGGACGCCCCGGCCATCGTCAAGTGCGGATCGCTCTCCGATCCCGCCCTCGGGGAGATCGAGGAGTGCGTCATGGCGGTCGGGCACCTCGCCGTGGCGGGCTCGCAACAGCGACACCGCGCGGCCAGCGGGTCGATCTGGCCCGCCGCGAAGGGCCGGGCGCCATGACTCCTGACGCCCGCGCCCTCGTCGACGCGCTTGCCTTCACTGGCCACACGATGCGCCAGCGCGACCTCGCCTTCGCGCTCTGGGGGCTCGACGGCAGCATCCGCCGCGTGCAGTCCGCGTGCCAGGAGGCGCGGCTGGCGGGCTGGCCCATCGTCTCCGATGGCGACGGCGTGCGGCTGGAAACGGACCCCGCGGCGGTGGCAGCGTGCGCGCTGGCTCTCCGTAGGCGGGCGATTACTCAGTGCGTCACCGCGCGCGCACTAAGGCGCACCGCTGCCCGGATGAGGGAGCCGATGACGCTGTGGAGGATTTCGGCATGACCACATGGAAGTTCACCGGCCCCGACGGCACCACGCACGACGGCTTCCGCTGGCCGCTGCCGAGCGCCGACGGTCCCGGCGAATGGGTCGAGGTCGGCAAGCGGGCTCGCAAGGCGCTGACCACCGCCGATCTGTGCACCCCTCGCGTGCTGCACGCCACGGACGCCGCACATCTGCTCGACTGGCTCAACGTCGAGATGTACGCGGTCGAGATCGACGAGAGCCGCGGGCTGATCGTCGGTCCTGACAAGATCGGGTTCCGCCGCGGTCGCCTGGTGCGCCGGATCGAGGCATGGAACGAGCGGAGCGCCCGCCTGTTCGCCTGCGACTGCGCCGAGGACGCGCTGCAATACGCCGATCCCGCGTCACGCGAGACGCTGGAGTGCGTGATCTACGTCGCCCGCTGCTATGCGGACGGCGAGGCCACCTCGAAGGAACTGGCTGCCGCGAGGGCTGCCGCGAGGGATGCCGCGTGGGATGCCGCGGGGGCCGCGAGGGCTGCCGCGTATGCCGCGTGGGCTGCCGCGTGGGATGCCGCGGGGGATGCCGCGGGGGCCGCGTGGGCCGCGTGGGCCGCGTGGGATGCCGCGTGGGATGCCGCGGGGGCCGCGAGGGCTGCCGCGAGGGCTGCCGCGAGGGATGCCGCGTGGGATGCCGCGTGGGATGCCGCGGGGGCCAAGTACGCCGGCTGGCTCTGCGAACGACTGGGGCTCGTCGCATGAGACGGCCCCACACCCGCCCGGTGCGTCCCGACGCACCCGAGCCGCCCCGCGAGTCGCTCGCCTCGACGCTCCTGGCCCTCGCCGGCGTGGTGCTGTTCGCATTGGCCGTCGTGCTCGTGTGGGCGGTGCCGAAGTGACCACCATCGAACGCCTCCGGGTGCTGCTGGCCGAGGCTACGCCGGGACCGTGGCGACTCGACGAGCGGATCGGCATCGTCGCTGTCTACGCCGGGCCGCTCCGCAACTGCCTCGCCGGTGAGGAGTTCGTCCACTCCGCAAACGGCACATGGGTTGGCGACCCCGGGCATTGGGAGATGGATCCGCAAAGGGTCGCCACCGCCACCCTGATCATCGAAGCCGTCAACGCCCTGCCCGCCCTGCTGGACGTGGCCGAGGCGGCGCGGCCGTTTGTCCGGTGCGCCTGCAAGCACCATCCCCCTGCCTATCTCATTCTACGCGCCGCCCTCGACCAGTTGGACGGTGCGCTGTGAGCCCCTGCGTGGCCTACCCGGATGGCCTGACCGTCTGTTTCAGCGACGCCACGGTGATCCTCCACGCCGAGTATGAGGAGCGTCCCCGCTGGTGCTTCAACTGTCACCGACACGTCCGATACAACCTCCAGCTCCACGGCAGCCGTGAGCCGTCCTATTACGAGCCAACGTGGTCGGGCCGTTGTCCCAACTGCGGACAGGACGGGGCCTCCGGCGGCTTCTGGTACGTCACCTGGAATGGAGGCGACGAGTGAGCAACACGAAGATCGGCTGGACCAACGAGACGTGGAATCCCGTGACCGGCTGCTCCAAGGTCTCCCCCGGCTGCGCCCACTGCTACGCCGAGACGCTGGCCCTGACGCGCCTCGCCGGGAAGCCGGGCTACCCCGGGCTGCCGTGGACGCCGGAGAACGCCGCGACGAACATCGTGCTCCACCCCGACCGGCTGGACCTCCCCCTGCGCTGGCGGAAGCCCCGCCGGGTGTTCGTCAACTCGATGTCGGACCTGTTCCATGAGCGGGTGCCGGACATCTTCATCTCGCAGGTGTGCCAAGTGATGCGGGAGGCCGACCGCCACACGTTTCAGGTGCTCACGAAGCGACCGGAGCGGATGCGCGACTTCATAGCGTGGCGACACCGGCTGAACGGCGAGTACGCCCGGAAGTTCGATGCCTGTCCGACTGAGGCGATGCGCAACAGCTACGCGGCCCGGGCGGCGCGGGAGTGGGCTGCCGGGTCGCCATGTGGCCCGAACGTCTGGCTCGGGACCAGCATCGAGAACGATCGCCTCGTCGGCCGGGCCGATGCCCTCCGCGCGACGCCGGCGGCCGTGCGCTTCATCAGCGCCGAGCCGCTGTTGGGGCCGCTACCGTCGCTCGACCTGACCGGCATCGACTGGCTGATCGTCGGCGGGGAGTCCGGCCCGGGCTGGCGGTGGATGGAGCCGGAGTGGGTCCGCGACCTCGTCGAGCGCGCCGATGCCTCAGGCGTGGCCGTGTTCGTCAAGCAGGCCAGCGGCGCTAAGCCCGGGCGGCAGGGCAACATCCCTGACGACCTGTGGCAAAGGAAAGAGTACCCACGATGACACTCGACCTCGCCTTCCCCGCCGAGACGGAGGACGACGCCCGCGCGCAGGCCGTCGCGTGGGGCGCCGCCGAACCGAACGTGGCCGTGCTCGCCATCGATGCCATCCGGCTGCGGCCGGGCACCGCCGCGATCTACGTCGTCACGGTGACGATCGCGCTTCGGGAACAGGCGCAGGTCCCGCTCGGGCTGTGAGCAAGCCCGCCTGCATGGACGAGAGCGAATGGCTCGCCTGGAGCGCCATGAACGAGCGGCTCTACGGGCTCGGCCGCTCCGACAGCCCCTGCCGCGACTGCACGCTGCTGTTCCACCGGGACATGCTGGCGGGCGGGATGTGCGATGGGCAGCCGCTGCCGGAGCCGGACCGTGGCGGGCGGGAGCCGGTTGACCCGACGCACCTGCGGAGCCTGTCCTACGCCGAGCTGCGCGAGCTCCGGCAGGCGTGGCCGTATCACGGTGGGCCGACTGAACTTCGGCTCGCGGTCAACCGGGCGAAGTGGCGGGAATATCGCCAGGCAAGGGCGACGGCATGAGCGCGTGGTCTGTCGCCGAGGTCGCCGGCCGCGCCATTCCGGACATTGACCCGGACTCGTGCGCCGTCATGGAGCCGCCGCACGCGAGGCTCGGGGCCAATATGGAATGTCGGCGCTGCGCCTGCCGTGGCTACGTTTGGGCCAACCCGGCCAACCCCGGCCCTTCTGTGGCGGAGCACAACGCGACGCCCGGGCACGTCCGCTGGTGGGCGCGGGCCGAGCGGGATTGGCAGGGAGAGCCATGAGCAAGTTGAGCCTCGGCGTGCAGAAGGCGGCGCAGCGGCACGAACTCATCGCCCGCCCGGATGTCGCTATCGGCACGGTGATCGATCTCCGCATCCCCGATAGCATCCCCGTCCTGACGGGCGTGCTCGATAGCCTCGGCGGGGCCATCGCCAAGGGCGGCTGGTGGACGGCCGCGGCGGTGTGGGCGTGGACAGAGCCGGGCACCGGAGGGCCGCGAACTGCATCAAAAGTGATGCAGTTGTCAGAGCGCGCCTTCGCCGAACTCGGTATCCGTGGGCTCGCTTCACAGAACACCGTGCGCAAGTACCGCGCCGCGTGGGATCGGGGGATCGAAGACGGCTGGTGCCAGCCCGTCGTGCCGGGAGACGACGTGGTCCTGCCGGAGCAGGACTTCCGGGCAGGGGCAGCCGAAGCCGACGAGATGGCCCACGTTGGGCAGAACAGCGGCGAGAACGAGTGGTACACCCCGGCCGCCTACATCGCCGCGGCACGGGCCGTCATGGGCGGCATCGATCTCGACCCGGCATCCACGCCCGTCGCCAACGAGGTTGTTGGGGCCGCGGCCATCTTCACCGCCCAAAATGACGGGCTGGCCCAGCCTTGGTGGGGCCGCGTCTGGATGAACCCGCCCTATGCCCAGCCGCTCGTGGGGCAGTTCTCCGCGAAGCTCGTGGAGGAGTTCACCCACGGCAACGTGGAGCAAGCGTGCGTGCTGGTGAACAACGCGACGGAGACGGGCTGGTTCCAACCCCTCGCTCTCGTTGCCTCGGCCATCTGCTTCCCGGCCGGCCGCGTGAAGTTCTGGCACCCCGAGCGCGAGTCGGCCCCTCTTCAGGGGCAGGCCGTTCTCTACCTGGGCGCGGCCGTCGAGTCCTTTCGCGCTGAGTTCAGCGGCTTCGGCTTCACGGTGGCGAGATGACTAGCTCGCGCCTGCGAATCTGCGAGAAGTGCCATCAGCCATGGCCGAGAAGTGACGACCACGACCTGCGCGGTTTCGCATGGCTCGACCCTCTGCCGCGACGCATCAGCATCAGCAATGCCGATCTCCTGCTGCACGACGGCGTACACGGCGACGATCGTTACCTGTTCTTCGAGGCCAAGATGCCGTGGGAGCCCCCGCTCCAAAAGGGCCAGAACTGGCTCCTGCGTGCCCTAGCTCGACAGCGCAACTGGACTGTGCGCATCCTGCACGGGCGCCTATCCCGTATGACGATCCACCGTGTTGGCTCCGATGGTGTGGAGCGTGATGGAAGGATTGTCCAGCCGGATCATGTGCGGGCCAGCGTGTCGGATTGGCTCAACGGCCAGCCGTGGCGTGATCAGGCTGGCGTGCTCGTACCGTCCGGCCCGGCTCGCCACGTATGCGGGTGGGCACGCGTGGAAGGCGCTTGGACATGCGTGCAGGACTACTACGCGAAGGGTGAAGCGCCCGAAACGGGCTGCGGCGCCATGTGGACACCGGCCGCATGAGCCGAGATGATGGTTTCGACGTGGCCGACGTGGCGACCGGCCACCTCGACGACCCGAAAGTGAAGGCGCTCTGGCGCGCGCTGGCGCCAGACCAGGACCGCATGAGCCGCGCGCTGATGCTGCACGTCGCCACCCTGCTCGCGTCCTGGCGGCAAGGTTGCCGCGTCACCGTCACCGAAGCCGTGCCGGTGTGGCTCGAACCGGACGCCGAGCTGGTGGCGGAGCTCATATCGGCTCGACTACTGGACAAGACCGGCCGTATCCCGCCGCACTCTTGGAAGGGATGGTTTGGGCCGGCGTGGGAGCGCCGGGAAGTGCGCCGGGAATCCGGCCGTAAGGGCGGACAAGCCTCGGGTAAGCGTCGCTTAAGCGTCGCTGAACCCGACCGGCCGTCAGGCCGGTCCGTCTCTACCGTCCGACAGGACCGTTCTTCGCGCGCGCCCGCGCGAGACGACGCACCGTCAAATGACGGCGCGACAGAGAGGGCGGCGGCAACAGCGCGACAAGTCGTGGCGTCTCTTCAACTGGCGGCGAAGTCATGACTGACGACATGGCACGCCTGCCCATGCATCATCCCGACGAGTCGCCCGCCACCCGCAACGGAGCGGCCGGCCGCAAGCCCTGTCGGCGGCACGAATGGGACATCGCCGATGGTGGGGGCGACTTGCCGCCGGTGTACCAGTGCGTCCACTGCTCTGCCCTCCGTGACCCCGCCGCCAGCCGCCGCGGGCGGACGAACCGCTCCCGGGGCAACCGCGCCGAGCTCGACGTTGCCCGTAGCATCCCTGGCGGTCGCAAGATGGGCCCTCTCGGGCTGCCCTGGGATGTGGAGGTCGGCACCTACGCCCGGCTCCAGTGCAAGAAACTGGCGACCCGGCCCTCCTCGAACGCCATCCGCAAGCTCATCGAGGCGATCCCCGCCACCGGCGACCGCCTCCGCGGCTTCGTGTGGGTCGAAGCGGCCGGACAGGGCAAGCGCGGCCAGCGGCTCGTGTGGTTCCTCGCCCGTGAGTTCGCCGCGTGGCATGGCACATCAGGCTGGACCTACGGCCTCGACGTCGGACGTGGATCGTCCACGCTGGTACGCCTGCCGCTGGACGGGTGGGTCGCGGAGTTCGTCTCATGACCGAGCTCACCCGCCTCCTGCTCGATCGTCTCCCGCCCGAGTCCGGCCCCTACCTGCTCGCCGCAGCCGACTGGTGGCCGCTCGTGTCGCAGGCGCTGCTCGTGGTGGCCGTGGCCGTCCTGCTCGCCTGCCTCGGCTTCGTGGTGGGGTTCCTGGGGGGAGAGCGATGATCCCCCACTACCTCGTCGGGCTCTGCCTAGCCGTCGTCATCGCCGTCGCCGTGGCTATCATCATCGGCGCCTTTGAGGTTCGCTGCCCTGTCTTCGTCGTCCCTATCTTTTCGGCCTCCCGGCCCGCCGAGCACTCCGACCTGCCGTATCCCTCCGGCAGCCTGACGGGCGGTTCGCCGTCGTCTGGAGTCGCCCGGCGGACCGGGAGGCCGCTCATGCCCGCCGTCGACGAGGCTCCGGCACGCACGGCGGCGGGCACCATCTCCGGCTGGGCCGCGTGGTACGCCGCCGTTCTCGCCATCGTCAATCCAGAGGAGACCGACCATGACTGACAACGGCCTCGCCGCGCTGGCTGCGGCGCTGGAGCATGAAGGCGACGCCTGCTCCTACGATGCGGCGACCGACTCGCTGAGGTGCCCCGGCTCGGAGGCGCACATTGGACTGGCTCGCCGTCTCCTCGGTGAGCGCGGCGTTTTCCTGCCGGATGGGCTGCCCGAGGTGTCTATCAAGGGGCTGTTGGAGGATTTCGACGGGGCGCCCTACCCTGAGGACTTTCAGCGGGCTGTCGCTGTTCGCGAGGCGGACTACCTCGGCCAGATCGCCACCCTCCGCGCCGCGCTGGGACTGCCGGGGGCGCTCTGTGAGTGGATCGTCAATCGCGGCGACCGCTGCAAGGCGGACGGCGTGGACGTGCGTGAGCGCAACCCCGGCGAGTGGACGATCGTCTGCGACCGCCACCGCGCCGCCCTCGCCCACGCAAAGGAGGCCGAGTGAAGATGTGGCTCGGCGCCGTTCTCGGCATCGTCTGGGCTGTCCTCACGGTCTGGGCGTACCTGCACCGTGAACGCCCCGTCGTGGCGACGTGGCCCGACGAGCACGTGCAACCGTGGGACGCCCGCACCGTTACGCTGGCCCGGCCCGTCTGGGGCTACAGCGACAGGCTGAACTGAGCGATGAGGCGCGACCTGACTCCCCGCCAGCTCGCGATCGTCCGGGCGCACCTCTGGCTCGGGACGCAGGGCGCGGCTGAGAAGCTCGGGATCAGCCCCTGCACCGTCAAGTCGCACATGGTCGCCGCCCGGGCCCGGATGGGCGTGAAGACCGAGGCGCAGCTCATCTGCGTGCTCGCATTGCGGGGCCTCCTGACGTGTCCGAAGCGCGTGGCCTAGTGCGTTTGGACTAATACAATCGGACTAATACCACGGTAGGATTGCGCTAACGGTCAGCGCAGGTGCACAATCGCGTTTGTGAGCACCCTCCTCACGGCGCGCGCACGTTCCCGAGGCGGACAGCCTGACGCCGGGAGCGTGCGCCTCCCCTTCGGCGGCGTCCGATGGCGATTGAATCCGTGACCTTCCACCGTCGCGCCACCGACGCCGGGGAGCCTACGAACCGCGACATCCTCGACAAGCTCGAAGCGTTCGTCGAGGAGCACCGGAGGGACCACGGGACGCTCGACTCCCGCCTTGCGGGGCATGACACGGCCGCCGCTCTGCAGGACTCTCGCATCGGCGCTCTCCAGCGCCTGACTGACGAGATCGCCACCCTCCACGACTTCCGCGTCCAGGTCGAGACGATCGGCGCCAGCGTGAAGTGGATCCTCGGCGGCTCGCTCTTGGCGGCCCTCGCGGCGATCGCGTCCCTGATCGCCACGTTCTCCCACATCATCCAGAGCGGCTCATGAGCGGCGCCGACGACTGGGCCCGCGGCATCGACGTCTCGTGGGCGAACCGCACCACGCCGACCCTAACCGGCCGCGACTTCGCGTTCGTCCGGGCCTGCTATGGCACCCGCGTTGATGCCAAGTGGGCGTATCACTCGGCCAACGTCCGCAAGGCCGGCGCCGTGCTCGGCGCCTACGCCTTCGGGATCTACGGCGACGGGGCGGCACAGGCCGCCGCGTTCCTCGCCATCGCGGGCAAGGCAGACCTACTGGCGCTCGACCTGGAGCGCGAGTCCGGCAAGCCAGAGATGACCACCGCCCAGGCCCGCGCCTTCATTGTCGCCGTCCAGGGCACCGGGCGCGAGATCGGGCTCTATCACTCCGACTCCGCCTTCCCGGCGCTCGGGCAGAACTGGAACTGGGTTGCGCGGTGGGGCACGACGCCCCCGACTCGGACGTGGGTCTTCTGGCAGCACCGCGGCAGCCCGCTCGACCTCGATTACTACCACGGCGACGCCGCTGCCTTGTATCGCTTCGCCACCGTCAGGGGAGGCTCCGAGATGATCAATGCCGCCGGCAACGACCTGCGCAGCGCGAAGGTTGCCCGCATCACGGCCGACACGCCGCTGCTCGACGCGCCGGGCGGCACAAAGATCGCCACAGCCAAGGTCGGCTACGGCTATCCGTTCGTGGGCGTGGTTTCCGGCTACCGCGCCGTACTCGTCGAGACGGCCCTGCCCTATCCGGACGCCGTGAAGCGTCCCACCGTCCTCTACCTCGCGGCCTCTGCCGTGTCGCTGGAGGATGCCCCCGAGCCGCCCACGCCTAACAGCGCGACGGTAACGTTGCAGATCACCGGCCACCCCGATCACGTGACGCAGGTCTAGGAGGAACACGCAAATGGTCATCAGCGATCTCCTCACCATCGGCGGATCCATGGTCATCGTGACCATCTTCACGGAGGTCGTGAAGCGGACCATCGCCATGAGCGAGGCGCAGGTCACCCGCTTCGGGCCGCTCCTCGCGATCGTCCTGGGCATCGCGACCTCGGTCGCCGCGGCCCTCGCCCCCGTCGGTGACGTCCCGGCCGCGGCTCTCACCGGTCTTCTCGCGGGCGCCGGTGCCTCCGGCATCTATAGCTTCACGAAGGTCACGCGGTAGCCGTGGATACCACCGGCTGGATCAAGCTCCGGCCCGACAAACGTCTCTCATGGCACATCGTCTTCCGGGAGGTCTGGTCGCGCTGCGGCTTCTTTTTCTCGGCCGCGGCGCCCCGGGCCGACGACCTGCCGCTGGGCGAGAAGTCGTGCGAGACGTGCCTGCGGTTGGCGGCATGGGACGCAGAGCGCGTGAGTTGATGCCGACCGCGCCCCTGCCCGCCTGCCTCCGCCCGCGCTGCCCTGGTCTCGCCGTGTCACGCGGCTACTGCGAGCAGCACAAGCCCACCACGACGCAGCGCGGCGGGGGAAGCCTGCACCAGCGCGAGCGGGCGTCTGCTCTGGCAGGCGCCCGATGCGAGCGGTGCGGCTCGATTGAGCGCTTGGAGCGCGACCACCGTATCCCGCGCAGTCTCGGTGGTTCCGACTCCGACCCCACCAATAAGCGATGGCTCTGCCGCCCTTGCCACTCGGCGGTGGGCCTGCGGCGCGATACCCCGGTGGCGTCATGAGACTCACGTGCGAGCGATGCGGGCACGCGACCAACAAGCAGGCGTCGCTCTGCAGGCGGTGCGGCAGGCTCGGGCACACGACGCACCTGAAGCATGAGCGCGTCTGCCTGACGTGCGGTGGCACGTTCATGAGCGTAGTCGGGCGCTATTGCTCGCTCGCGTGCCGACCTCTAGATGCGATGGCGCCCATGCGCCAGGCAGAACGGGCAACCGCCCATGCTGCGAGGCTTGCCGCTTGGGAAGAGGAACGGTCAACAAAGGCCGCTGTGCGCGAGGCGATGTGCATCATGGCAGAGGCTGCCCGACAGCGCACCTGTGCTCGATGTGATCGGGTCTTCCGGGCTGGCACAGGGAGCCAGCGCTTCTGCTCGCATGATTGCAAGAGCGAGTGGTGGAAGGACGAGGTGCGTGGCGGGCCGTTCACGTTGGAGTGCGCCGTCTGCTATGAGGACTTCGAGAGTCACCGCCCGCACGCTCGCTATTGCTCAGATCGCTGCCGTCGCAAGTCTGGCAAGAAGGCAATGGGCGAGGTTAGACGCCGGCGTGCAGCAGCCAAGATCAGGCGGATGCGTCCTGCGATCTTGGCGCGCTTCGGGATGCGGTGCTACCTGTGTGGTGGCGTCATCGAGCGCGGCCCTGAGATCGCTCATCCGCTGGCACTGACGCTCGATCACGTCTTCCCTGCATCGGCTGGCGGACGCGACCTGGCCGAGAACCTGCGTCCTGCCCATCGCATGTGCAATGAGGACAAGGGTGAGCGCCTTCCGTTCGGTTGGGAGCTGGTCGCAGCGGGCATAGGGCCCGGGGAGGGGGTCCACCGGGGCGCTGACCCCTCCCTCGCTGTCCCGCGCGCCCCTTTGTGGCCGCCGTCAGTGCGATTCGGAAACCCCACATGACCGCCCGCGCTCCCACCGCGCTCAAGGTGCTCCGCAACACGGCCCGTCCCGACCGTGCGAACAAGGCCGAGCCGAAGCCGCGCCCGCTGGCGCTGAACGCCCGCCCACCGCACTGGCTGTACCTCTCACCGGTCGCCATTCGGGCCTGGCGGACCATCGTCCCGATCCTCCGAGGCATGGGAGTCGCCACCACCGCCGATCGGGTCGCGCTCGGGATGCTCTGCGACGCGCTGGCCGAATACGTCACCGCTCGTGACATCGCGCGCGAGGCAGGCGCGACCTTCGAGACGACCAACGAGCACGGCGGGATGATGGTCCGGGCCCATCCGGCCGTCGGGATCGCGTCCGACGCATGGCGCCGCGTCCGCCTGATGCTCAACGACTACGGCCTCACCGCCGCCGCCCGCTCGAAGGTGTCATCGGCGTCAATCGAGACCGCCGATCCGTTCACGTCATGGGCCGAGGCCGCCCGATGACCGTCTCGACCCTCGCCCCGCGCGCCCGCCGCCAGATGCGCCCGCCGACGCCGCCCGATGCCGTCACACAGTACGCGCTCGATGCCGTCGCCGGGCGCGTCATGGTCGGGACGCTGGTCCGCAAGGCCGCCGAGCGCCATCTCGCCGACCTCGCCAACGGAGCGGCCCGCGGGCTGCACTTCGATGCCGCAGCGGCCGAGCGGGCGATCACCTTCTTCCTGCTCCTGCGCCACTACAAGGGCGAGTGGGGGCCGCACCCCGGCCATCCGCAGGGCGACCCGATCCGCCTCGAACCCTGGCAGATGTTCATCGTCGGGTCGCTCTTCGGCTGGAAACGCGCCGACGGGATGCGCCGGTTCCGCTCGGTCTACGTCGAGGTCGCCAAGAAGAACGGCAAGACCCTGATCGCGGCCGGCGTCGCGATCCTGCTCGCCTTCTTCGACGGCGAGGCCGGCGCCGAGGTCTACTCGGGCGCCACGAAGCGCGACCAAGCCAAGTTGTCCTGGACCGACGCGGTGACGATGGTCCGCAAGAACCCCAGCCTCAAGGCCCGGATCCAGATCAACGCCGGGTCGCTCTCCGACGTGTCGTCATCGAGCTTCTTCAAACCGCTCGGCCAGGACTCCGATACAGACCAGGGCATCAACGTCCACGGCGCGATCATCGACGAGCTGCACGTCCACGTCGACCGGAGCCTGCTGGACAACCTCGAGACCGCCGCCTCCGCCCGCCGCCAGCCGGTGATCTTCAAGATCACCACGGCGGGCGTGAAGCGCGACAGCGTGTGGGCAGAGGAACGCGCCGATGCCGTCGCGGTCGTGGAAGGGAGAGCGACCGACGACTCGATGCTGGTGGGGATCTGGACCCTCGACGAGGGCGACGATCCTTTCGACGAGGCCGTGTGGCCGAAGGCGAACCCGAACCTCGGCGTGAGCGTCAACGTCGACTTCATGCGCCAGCAGGCCGAAAAGGCGAAGCGATCGCCGGGCGCCCTAGCTGCCTTCCTCCGCTTCCGAGTCAACGTCCCGACCGCCGTCTCGACGCGGGCGATCGACATCGACGAGTGGGACCAGTGCGGCGACGAGCCGGTCATTCCCGACGGGGCCCGGGTCTACGCTGGCCTCGACCTGGCATCGGTGAAGGACCTCACCGCGTTGGTCCTAGTCCACCGCGGCGCCGACGGATACCTCAACGCCGAGTGCCGTTTCTGGTGCCCGGAGGAGGGCATCGCGCATCGCTCGCGGATCGACGGCGTGCCATATGCCGATTGGGTGCGTGACGGCTACTTGATCGCGACCCCCGGCAACGTGACCGACTACGCTTTCGTGCGCGAAGAGGCACAGGCGATCGCCGAGCGGATCGACGTTGGCGAGATCGGATACGACCGCTGGAACGCGTCGCAGCTCGTCACCGACCTCCAGGCGGACGGCGCGACCCTCGTCGCGATCAGCCAGACGCACGCCGGGCTGTCCGCCGGCTGGCGCGAGCTGGAGAAGGCGATCCTCGAGCACAAGTTCCGCCACGGCGGGCACCCGATCCTGCGCTGGATGGCTGGCAACGTCGAGGTCGAGACCGACTCGGCGGGCAATCAGAAGCCGTCCAAGGCGCGGAGCACGGAGCGGATCGACGGGATCGTCGGGCTCGACATGGCGATCGGGCGCGTGATCGTCCACGCCGACATCGAAGAGGCCGAGCCGGCCGTCCTCTACGGGAGGGGGCGATGAAGACTCGCCTTCGATCCTTCGGCCGCGCACTGACGGTCAGGCTCCGTCGAGCATCGGCGACGGCGCATCGCCCCCTGACGTGGTGGTCGGCGCTGGAGCCGGCTGAACGGATCCTGTACCGCGCGGCCGCGCTGTCAGCGATCGGCTTCGGGATGGTTGCCCTGCCGCTCGCCTTCATCGTGCCAGCCGTCCTGTTCGCGCTCGTCTTCTTCGGCTTCACCTTCCGGAGGGTCCCCTGATGGGCGACATCGCCGCGCTCTCGCGGAGGCCCGACCTGTCGGCGCTCTCGCTCGACGACTACGTCCGCATGCTGAGCGAGGCCGGCTATCCGCTGCTCAACCAGACATGGGGCACGAACAAGGAGACGATCGAGGGCGACTTCGCCGGGTTGGTGCGTGGCGCCTACCAGTCCAACGGCGTCGTATTCGCCTGCCTGATGACGCGGTTCCTCTTGTTCAGCCAGATCCGGTTCCAGTTCCAGCAACTCCGCGGCGGCGTCCCGGGCGACCTCTTCGGGACGCCGGACCTGCGCATCATCGAACAGCCCGAGCCCGGCGAGACGACGAGCGACCTGCTCTCGCTGGCGATGCTCGACGCGGACTTGGCCGGCGACTGGTTCGGCGTGCGTCGCCCGGGCCGGATCAAGCGCCTGCGGCCCGACTGGACGACGATCCTCGTCGGCTCGCCCAGCCGTGACATCGACTTCCCGGCATGGGATCCCGACGCCGAGATCGCCGGCTTCGCCTACTCGCCGAACGGCCCCTATGGCGGCGGTGACCAGTGGTCATTCGTCCGCGAGGAAGTCGCCCACTTTGCCCCGATCCGGGACCCACTCGCGAAGTACCGCGGGATGCCGCTCCCGACAGCTGCGCTCCGTGAGATCCGGGGCGACTCGGCGGCGACGACGCACAAGGGCAAGTTCTTCGAGCTCGCGGCCACCCCGAACATGGTCGTCAAGTTCCCGTCGGGCTTCGACAAGAAGAAGGCGCAGGAGGCGATCGACGTCTTCGAGCAGGAACATTCCGGGGCTTTCAACGCCTACCGGACAATGTACCTGCTCGGCGGCGCCGAGGCCACGGTCGTCGGCAAGGATATGCAACAGCTCGACTTCAAGGCGACCCAAGGCGCCGGCGAGACCCGGATCGCTGGCGCGCTGAACGTCCGGCCCGAGATCGTCGGCCTCTCCGAGGGGATGCAGGGCTCCAGCCTCAACGCCGGCAACCTCGAACAGGTCCGGCGCATCCAGGCCGACAAGATGCTCCGCCCGTCATGGGGCAGCTTCGCCGGGTCGCTGGAGGTGATCGTCCCGCCGCTGCCTGGCTCGCGTCTCTGGTATGACGAGCGGAACGTGCCCTTCCTGGCCGCGAACGTGAAGGACGCCGTCGACGCGCTCTTCGTCCAGGCCCAGGCGATGCGCCAACTCGGCGATGGCGGCTGGGAGCATGACGCCGTCGTGGATGCCGTGACGTCGGGCGACCTGCGTCGCCTCTCCGGCTCGCACACGGGTCTCGTGCCCGTCCAGCTCCAGCCCCCCGGCGCGCCAGGCATGGCCGCCCGACGCGACTTCTGGCCAACCAGCGGCGACTGGACCGGCATGCAGGTGGCCCGCGGCGAGCTGTTCGAAGCCAGCCATCCGCTGGTCTCCACCTTCCCCAGCCTCTTCGAACCGGCCGCGAACCTCGGCGGGCAGACGCCCCGATCATGGATCCAGCCGCCGCGTGGACGCTTCGTCCGATCGATCCCCCTGCCGGCACTCCCGGCGCCACCCGCCAACGGAGGGCAGTGAGATGCCGAACACCCGTCACGCCAGCATGAACGCCGTCGCCGAGACGCCCCTCGCGCTCCTGCCCAGCTGGTTCTCCCGGATCCGCGGCGACGGGACGGCGCTCGTCGCCCTCGACGGCCCGCATGGTGGCGCCACCCGCGTCGGCTCCGTCTCCGTCCTGCCGGTCTACGGCGTGATCGAGCATCGGAGCGACTGGCTGATGAAGATGTTCGGCGAAGGCACCAGCGTTTCCGGCCTCCGGGAAGCGTTGCGGGCCGAACTCGCCGACCCCACGGTCAGCGCGGTCATCCTGGACTTCGACTCGCCGGGCGGCTCTGTCGCCGGCATCACAGAGTTCGCGGCGGAACTCCGGGGCGCGCGCGGCGGTCCGAAGCCGATCGTGGCCCAGGTCAACACGCTGTGCGCCTCCGCCGCTGCCTGGCTCGCGTTCCAGTGCGACGAGGTGATCTGCACGCCCTCCGGGCACGTCGGCAGCATCGGCATCTATTCGATCCACCAGGACGTGTCGCGCCTCCTCGACGAGATGGGGATCACGATGACCATCGTCGCCGCCGGGCCGTACAAGACCGAGGGCAACGAGTTCGAGCCGCTGTCCGACGTCGCGCGGGCCGAAATCCAGAGCCGGGTCGACGCCACCTACGCGACGTTGGTCGCCGACGTCGCCGCCGGGCGGCGCGTCGCGGCCTCGGACGTCGAGGCGAACTTCGGCGGCGGCCGCGTCTTCACGGCGAAGAAAGCCCTCGCGGTCGGCATGGTCGACCGGATCGCCACGCTGGCCCAGACCGTGCAGCGCTTCAGCCGACCGACCGGCGCCGGCCGCCGGATGAGCAGCGCGAGCCTCCTGACCGTGGAACTAGAGGCCAGCGCCATCGGGCGCCACAAGACCGCGACCTCGGACGAGTCCTGGGACGGCCCCGGCAACGAGGCGCGCCTGCCATCTCCGATGCCAATCGCCAAGGCTCGATCCGCTTATGCCTGGCTTGACGAAGATCGCGTCGAAGACGGCGAGATTGTCAAGGACGCCTGCCGCTTCATCCATCACGAGGTGAGCGCTGACGGCGATCCGGGCGCGGCGAACCTGAAAGCCTGCTCGTCGGGCATCGGCATCCTCAACGGCGGCCGCGGTGGGACCACGATCCCTGAGGCCGACCGCGCGGGCGTCCACCGGCATCTCGCCGGGCACCTGACCGACGCCGACATGGAGGCGCCGCCCTACACCGGGCAGGCGCCGTTCAACGAGCGCATCGCCGCGCTGGCAGCCGAGGCGACCGAACTCACCGAACACGCCAGCGAGCGGGCGCGGCTGCGGGCCAAGGAAGGCCGGCCCGCCTTCTCTACTGCCACCGAACGGTCCTTGCGGACGATCCGCGGGGCCATCGATGAACTCTTGGCCCCGGACGATCCGGCGCCGCCCCCAGCAACCACGGATCCGGTCGAGCCAGCTCCGTCGGTGTCCACGCCGCCGTCTCCGGCGACACCCACCCCGACGCGCTTCCGGTCCAGGGCGGACTGGCTGCGCTATCTGGAAGGAACGACACACCGATGATCACCATGACCGACCTCGAGGCCTGCCAGACGCTCGAGGAGATCGCCAACCTGCAGACCCAGGTCGACGCCCGGAAGAAGGACCTCGACGCGGAGTTCGGCGTCAAGCCGTACACGCCCGAGGCCCAGTCCGAATGGGCCAGCCTTCTCGAGGTCGAGAAGGAAGCGGGCGACCGAGTCACCGAGGTCAGCGCCCGCCGCGCCGCTCTCGTGGAGACCGCCAAGGACGAGCGCCACGTCGAGCGGCCGTTCTCCGGCCGCACCATCGTGACCTCGCCGCGGCACGTGCCCGATGACGTCTTCGCCCTCGAGCAGTACCGGAATCTCTCGGGGTCCGAGCCCGAGTTGCTCCAGGCATATCGCGACGGCGCCATGTTCGCCGTCGATCGCGCGACTTATCCGAACCCGCAGTCGGTCGCGGCCACCGAACAGGGGCACATCCAGGCGCTCGTCGACCAGGCGGACCGCCCGACTCAGCACAACCCGAGCCGGGAACTCAGCCGCCGCATCCTCTCGACGGGCTCGCCGCTCTACCTCTCCGCCTTCACGAAGTACGTCCTCGGCAAACCGTTGTCGCCGGACGAGCAGCGCGCCGCAGCGGCGCCGCTGAGCGTCGCGGACGGCGCCGGTGGCTCCGCCATCCCGTTCTACTTCGACCCGACCCTTCTCCACGTCGGGGCCTGGACGAACGTGAATCCGTACCGCCAGGTCTGCACGACCAAGACGATCGTCGGGACCGACACGTACAACGGCGTCACGGTCGGCGCGTTCACGGTCGCTCGCGGGGCCGAGGCCGCAGCTCCGGCCCAGGGCATGGCCGACGACTCGTTCGGCCAGATCACCGCCATCGTGGCGGAGGTCAAGGGCTTTGCGGGCATCAGCGTGTCGATGTTCCAGGACCGCCCGGACATCGTGTCCGAACTGGCGTCACTGATCTCCGAGTCCAAGGACACCGAAGAGGAGAGTAGCTTCAGCGTCGGGGCCGGCGGGGCGGTCGGCAACGGCTTCGCCCCGATCGGCATGTTCGGCGCAGCGCACGACACGTCGGGCGCCTACACCCACATCGACACGGCAGCCGCGGATGGCGCGGTCGCCGCCGTGGACGCCTACTCGCTCGAGGCGGCGGTTCCGCTCCGTCATCGGGCCAAGGCCGTCTGGTTCATGAACCGGGCGATGATCCGCATCTGGCAGGCGCTGGAGACGGACGGCGGCCAGCTTTTCGGCGGCCAGTTCTACGCCCGGACCGGCTACCCGCTCCCGCCGAACGCGGGCGGCAACACCGGCCTGGCGCTCCTCAACTACCCGGTCTACGAGACGCCCTCCGCGCCGGCGATCGTGCTGGCGACGAACGACCTGGTCGTCTCGGCCCTCGTCAACCCCGCTACCTATTACATCGTCGAGCGTGCCGGGATGAACGTGGAAACAATCCCGCACCTGCTCGACCAGGCGACGGGTCGACCGTCGTTCCAGCGCGGCATCGCCGCCTGGTGGCGTAACACCGCCAAGCCCGCGACCGTCGATGGCGGCCGCCGACTGGCCTTCAAGGCATAAGGCCGTAGCAAGTGAGGGGCGGGGCGGACTCGCCCCTCACCACCACAGAGGAGAACACAGATGGCGACCAAGGCGACGCCCGTCGAGACGCCCGTCGAGATCATCGCCGCGCCGACCCTGTACGTCGTCGTCGAGTCGTTCCTCGCCGTCGAGGGCGGGACTCCCGTGCCGTACCGGAGGGGCGAGATGGTCGAGGCAGACGACCCGCACGTCAAGCTCATGCCAGATCGGTTTCGGCCGTTCAAGTTCCCTCATCCGCTAAAGAGGCGCGGGACGATGCTCACCACGCCCGAACTGCGAGCCGAGTGATGGGCTACGGTCACAGCCACATCGCCGCGGTCCCCGTCGCCGACGTTGACCGCTTCTTCGTCTCGGCGCACATGGTCGTCGGTGATTACGGCGCCCCGGCCAACGCGGGCACCATGCCGACGGCCGGGGCCCGCCACGTCACCATCACGCGAACCTTCGACGGCGCGGCCGACGTGCCCGGAACGGTCACGGTCACCGGCACCGATCCATCGGGCCAGGTCATTTCCGAGATCCTCACGCCGTCCGCTGTCGATGCCACGCTCGTCACCGGCACCAAGTGGTTCGTCACCGTGACCGCCATCGCCGGAACCGGGACGCCCCCCTGGTCGATCGTCGCGGCCAATGACACGATCGAGGTCGGCTGCGACGCCAGCCACGTCGTCGCTGTCGGTTCCGGGGTCCTCAAATCGATCATCGTCAACGCCACGGCGGCCGGGGCGATCACCGTCGCCGACGCTGGCGGGACGATCGCCGTCCTCAAGGCGAGCATCGCCGAGGGCATCTACGAGTTCGACTGCAACTGGTCGGGCTACCTCTCGGTCCTGCCCGCCGATGCCTCCGACCTGACCATCGTCCACTCCGGCTCGATGCCGTCCAGCTACGCGATGTAGCGCGCGAAAGGACTGACCCATCATGGCCGCCGATCCCTGGACCCTGACCAACGGGGCCGCCAAGCTCATTGCCGACGGTTCCATCCCCATCGACTCGGGCGCGTTCAAGTGCGCTCTGTACACGGTGTGGAACCAGATCACGGCGGCCTCGACCGTCTATGCCGCGACCAACGAGGTCGGTGTC